CAAAGCTTCTTCTTGTTGTTTTGCCTGCAATCTGTCATATTGAATTAAGAATGTAAGCTGGTTAAGTATCGCAACTAACGCTTTTTCATAGATATATTCGTGCTTTGTAAAATCATTTCCAGTAATTCTGTTGACGATGACGTACCAACCGAAGTCTTTTTGAAAGTTAGTCGCCATATCAGCTTGCGCATTTTCCATAGGATCTTGATTTTGGTCCATATCGATAGAGTCTGGATCGAAGACAATTGGGTATAACTTGAAAATTTCTTTGCGAATTTGATAAAAAAAAACTGCGCTGCGATTATATATTTAACGTCTAACTCTTTTTTGAACAACTCTGCCCTCTCTTTCATTGTTTCCACATTGTATTTCTCTATCTTAAAATCGTGTTTTGACTTTTCTTCTATGATCGGTCTAAACATAATCGCAGCTAAGATGTGCAATAGGTCTAATACTTCTTCAGGTTTCTTGGTTGATATGGTATCCATATCTACAAACTCAGCAAACGTTAGTTCTCTCCAGCTTGGAAAGAATCCATAATCAACGCCATTTAAATTAAATCTATCTGAAAATGGAATTGAATTACTCATTGGTATAAGCGACATAACATAACTAGATAGATAATCAACCTCTTGATAATCTGCCTGTATTAAGTCTTCCACTGGCGCATCTGACACGATATTTAATAGCTTGGCAGCAAAGTAGTCATCACTGAATAAGTCTTTTATTTTGTAGATTTTAACATAGTTCTCAATGTTAATAAAGTCTGGAACGTTATATTCCTTGTCGTCAATTTTAAATTTTATCATATTAGTTTCGTTGTAAGAATGCCATTGAATATTGTCCAGTGGCTTTTTTATTTTTTATTTCATAGTACATACGCATCATTAACGCATCAGATAAGTCAGGTGATTTGCCCAGCATTCTCTTCATATCGTCTTTTGATCCTACTTGTACTTTATTATCTTTATCCACATCTTTAAGTTTAACAGCAAGTAATTCCTGCGTTAGATCGTCTATGTCAGATGGGGACATTATGTTTATGCTGATCTTGCCTTCCTTAAATAATTCAGATAGTTTTATATAACATTGTGATTTAAGGTTACCGAAGTTCTCATTGTGTAATGGCTTGGCATTGTTGACAAAGTTAGTGCCACGGATCTGGTCAGCAACTCCTCCGCCCACACCATCAGAGTCAATAATTACATTGGTTGGATGTATTCCGTGTTTGGCTATTAGCTCCTTAATTTGGGACGATAATTCAACCGTTGACAGTTTGCTATAGACAGCTATCTCAACGACCGTTAAACCAACCCATATGACGCACACAGACCTATCTGCACCAAACCTTGCTACGTCGACTGACATATATTTCTTATCTGTTGGATCTGGGACATTTTTAAATATGGATGCAGTGATTGCATCAAAATCAAATATAGCATCTGACTCTTCCATATAATTCCAGTCACCTTCCAATAGTCTTCGTCTCTGACTTGGTGGTAGTCCTTTCAACATCTCAATATAAGATGGTGGCAAATGCGGATTATCCATTGGTAAGGATGGAACAAAAGCTTTGTCATTATCTAATGTCTCTTGAACAAATGGGATATAAAAGTCTTTCTTAATCCAGTTCTGCCCAGGGTTACACGTTAATAATACTTTTGGTATTAGCTTATATTCATTTAGTTTAAAACGAATACGTGACTTTAAGATTGAATAGCATAGATGACTTACCTGTGCAGCCTCATCAATGAATACTGCTGATACTTCAATACCACCTAAGCTATCATAGTTTGGATCTGATGGTTGAAATGCTAAGTCTTTTAGTATTATCTCACTCTTGTTTTGAAAGGTGATGATATTACTTTGTCCATTGTATGTATAATGCTCACCAGATTTAAGACCCATTCGTTGAAGGGTTTCAAATAAGGTATTTAATGTTGTCATCTTTAACTGTTGCAATACAGTTCTTCCTATTAAGGTTCTAATGCCTGCATATTTTAAACACAGTGTTGCAATCCATAACGTACCAACAAAAGACTTTCCACCACCTGCTGATCCACCGAATGTCACAATGTTAGTGTGATCATCCATTAGTAGCTTCCAGGCAACAGTTTGCTTCTTGGTTAAGTTTATGTTTGCTTCTGACATTAGATATTAATTAAAATAGTTTTATGTGAATCTGGTATTCTTTCCACAGGTGCTGGTATCTGATTAAAATAGCTTAATACTTGATCCCTTTCTCCCAATCGATGTTGGAACCCAACTCCATCACCATCGTTCTTTATATTCCATTTCTTGGCTCTTTCTGCGTGTCTCTCAAGCATCAATTCAAAGTCACATCTATGCAGGTGAACCATATGCAAACTATAAGCATAGTTCTTAGCGTGACCAATTGTATCGTGGAAACCCCATACCCAATTTAATGGGATCTTGCTTATTAATGTCTTATCATAATGGAATGCACTGCGATACCAATAATCTCTGTACTTGAATATCTTATCAGTATACATTATCGTTGCCTCATTATCAAGGTCTTGTTTAACTTCATAGCCAACACAGGTCACCAACTGTTGGCCTTGATCTGAGATAAAATCATCAATCATCTCATTTAATGGTTTGTCTAACGTGTATAATAACTCATCTGATTCAGCGAATATTACAACCTCATAGCTTTCAAATAGTTTTATCTGAAAATTCTGAACTGTCTCAACTAGCCATTGGTGATCAAAGGCCAATTCGTTTATTACTGGGACTACATTAACTGATAGGTCTTCTGTTGACCCATCATTTGACTGGTGGTCTAATACATATATATCAGCCTTATCAAAATATTGTTGATAGTGTTTAATCCATTTAGGTAGGAAATAACTCTCGTTTTTCACAATTGTAAACACAGCTGCTTTCTTCTTAGTTGTGGACATATATTACTTTATCTATCGCTTTTGTTTTCCCATCTGGGAATCTTAATAGATATTCCATCACAAACTTATAATCAGCTTGGTTTAATGAAACATCTAGTTTTATTTGTTTTGCCAGTTTGGTCCTGGTTATAAAACAACCTATATCTATTTTGCCATATTCTAGTTCACATTTAATTGGGTAATATTCTCTATTCACCCAATTGTGTACCATATTGCAATAGATTAAATTAACTTTTGGTGTGGCTTGTTTTAAAAACTCTTCCACAAATACTGGCGCATAATAATTATCTTCACCTGTCATACATATCCATTCCTCTGTGCCTTGTTCTAAACCTATATTGCGTGGAGTATGTCCCCAGTCATTATGACGCTTTTCTAAATACGTCCATTTAATTCTATCATCATCCTTGAAATATTCTTGGATCTTCTGCAGCTTTGGTAAGGTTTCCTTTGGTGATCCATCCACAATAATGTGCACTTTCCATTTGTCACTCGTTTGAGCGGTGATGGAACTAATGCAGGTCATTAGATCATTTGGTCGGTTGTAAGTCGGTATTATAAATTCTATTTTCATATATCTGTATATATTAATATGTGTGGCAAAACTGAAGTTCTGTGAGTGGGTTGGGCACAACTAATCGGTTAGATTGATGTTGATGCTAATAGGTTCGCCACCAGATGTGATGTCGATCTTCTTATTCTCCAATCCATAGATTTTATTCATATCAGCAAGCACTTCTCTCTCGACTCTTCTATTGCCACTATCTCTAGCGCGTTCTAATAGGTCAAAATAACGACTTAATTGTTCTTGAATGATTTCCTCTTGCTTATCAGAGAAACGCTGTTTAAGGATCTCCTTACAACGAATCCAAGTAGCATCAGCAGTTCTTTCTGTTACGCCGTACATTTTGCTGAAGGTTACTCTAAATTCACCACAGCTTAATTTTTTATATAGAATTAATTCAAGTGCTTCTTGAATCTTTTCACTATATTCTGCGTTGGTCGACTTTCGGCCACCGCCTCTTTTTCTTTCTGGTTCCATACTAATAAATATAATTTATCCTTTAATCCCTTTTAACTGGTTATATTTAGCTTGAAGTTTTCTAAATGCTGTTGTTCCACAAGCACCGCATCCTGTTGGAACAATCTCATTGAAGATGGATCTATACACCCATTGAATGAATAACATATCTTTTTCATTTGGTCTGCCATTCATAAGATCCAATGCGAGCTTCATATCTTCGATTTGCGGCACGATCTCCACCTCAAATGACTCATCTATCACGGGCAATGATTCGACGGGCTTATCGGCTTTCTTTTTGCAATCCTTGCACCCTCTCTTCTTCTTTAATGGATTGTCAATCGCTTCTTGTTTTAGTTTCTCAACTTTGCTCTTAATATCTTCCATATTATTTTATTTTAAATGCGTGAATAACTCCTTGGTAATCAAGATCCAATTCGTTAAACTTATAGTATTCTATCTCATATCCATTTTCCTTAAATAGATTCTCACAAGAAATTAAACAGGATAGGTTATGGTATTCAATACCGATATGTTCAACACCTTCCAGAAATTCTGGTTTTAAAGCGTTAAGGAATATCTCGGCACCTTCCACATCTATCTTTACTATCTGTGGTTTATAGTAACCTAAGTATAGCTCAAACTTCTCAATACGATCTACGTAATCCATTATGTTAATAAAGCCTTTGATGCTATAGTTCTTTTTAAACCATTGATAAGATGGTTCTGATGCGTCCACACCTACTACTAACTTTGCTTTGTTATTTTTCCAATAGATTGGTGTTGGTGAAAACTCTTCATTATTAATTCCGCATCCTAAGTCTAGGACTACTTTATTTTCTACTGGTAAGAAGCCCCAGTGTTCTGATGGGTTCTCTGTGTAGATCGTTGCTTTGATTAATCTATTCATTGTTATTGTTTTTGTTATTTTCTTCTACCCACTTTTTTAATTGAACATCTCTTAATTCATCTGGGCTCTTAGTAAAGAACTCATCTGTGTTATCAAATGCATCAATCATTTCTTGTTCTTCAGGTGTTGTTGGTCTTTCTTTAATAAAGACATCGATTATTTGTGGTGTTGGTTGTGGTTCCACGTATTGGATTATTGGTTCCTTTTGTTTGCAATTACAGCCCATATTTAATTTTGTTATTTGTTCTATTATTTTGTTGTTGTTTTTGTGTCGCCCATCTTATATTACCTGGATAATAACCCTTTGTGTTATCTGGGTATCTATCTAAAGTATATTCTTTTGATGGCCTTAAACCAATACCACTTTCTATTAGATATTTTTTAAACTCAATTAAATTATGCCAAGGTTCATATACTTTAATTCCAGCACCACCATATTTTTTATAGAATTTATCTTTTATATAATAACATCTAGCCATCATATTTTTATGTGTTATATATGTTAATGATAATCCATTAATACATTCTCCGTGTTTAATTTTTAATGTTTTATTATTATTTGATAATAATTCTTTTGCTAAACATCCACAACTTTTTGATATACCTCTAGTTAAATTATTAAGAAGTACAGTAGTTTTCTTACCGCAATCGCATATACAATTAAAACGTCTTTTTG